TTATTCTGGTTTCCAAAAACTATAATATATATTTTTTATTATAGTCAAAAGTACGATAACAATATGTGTGAAAATCCCTGCATCTAAAGCACATATCCATTTTATAATCAGGCTATTTATACAGGTCAAAAGATATTTTTCCATTACAGACGATATTAAAAATAAAATTTCAACGATAACAGCATACGTAATATTGGACATTAAAATTTGGAATAGTTTATATGGATCTCCATTTTTATCAACAAAATATTTTGATTCTTTTGTTTTTAATTCGTTAATATTTTCACTATTACTTGTTATCAAAATAGATAAATAACCCATTGTAAAACTTACAAATAATGTCATAATTGTTATATAACTGCCAAGTATATCATTTGCGAAAGCGTCCGTACTCGTATTAAACTTTAAATTTGGTAATACACTAACCAAAAGAGAAATAATCATTACAATAACCGGTATACCCCACATAAACCCAATTTCTTTTGAACTATTCATTTTGTAAAATTTTTTAATTGGATCTAATAATTCTAATAGTTCAAATCTCTTTCGATTTCTATTCGCTTTCATATATCCTCCTAATAACTTTTGATTTTTTCTATCATTTGTACCCTTAATTCATCCACATTCGGTTCTTGCGATAATGTATCGGTAACTGTAACATATTCCTTCTCTTTCATTTTTTCTGTATCAAATGATAATGGATTTCCATCAGCAACATTCATATCTACTCGTATTTTTTTGATATCTGCTCCTTCTCTACCGTATAGTTCAAAAAACTTTTTTACTGTATTTTTCCCAATTCCGATTTTGTTCGAGGGCTTATAAATAATTTCAAATTCATTTGATATATCCTCATTATCATTTGCATAATCTTTAAATTCAGAATTACCTGTCAGTTCAGAATCAATAACTAATTTAACGGTTTTTATTTTATTTGCCTTCTCTAAAGCTTTTAAGAAGTCTTTCGATATAATATTAAAGTGATTAATTCTATATTTAATATTATCATTATCCGCATTATGGATAGCTATTATTTTCATATTCAAATATTCAAATATTTTACTCATTGTAACTCCATGTGCATTAACCTGTAAGAGACATACTGCTTCTTTTGAGTTTTCTTTTCCATCGAATTTAATTACGACACATGTTGTTTCTTCATCACCATCCTTCTTTCCTTTTTTCTTATTTTTCTGTTCCTCCATTGTTTCTGTATTTACTACTTTCCTTATCAAACCGTATTCTGCAGATTTGAACACCATAAACAAAATATGAGAATCCTTGAGATATTCATACCGATCTATATAAATAATTTTATTTTTGTTAAGCAACTTATAGCTCTTGCTTTTTAGATTTTGTTTGTTCAAGATTTCAATACATTTTATAAAATCTTTCTCAAAACAATTGACATCCAATATGTCTTTTCCTCTAACACGTTTTTCAACCAAATTATAAGCATATAATGTTACATTCATAAAATTCACGCTCCCAACGTTTTTCTTTCATTATACTACACCAGTATAAATTCACAAGAAAAACTTGAGAAATTTGTCGTAATATGTTATATTATATACAACTTAATTAAGTCAGATAGCTCGGTTTCGTCCCAACGTTCCGGGCTATTTTTTATGCTGTTATAATATCATATTTAGAACATTTGTTCTATATGCAATATAAACAAATATTTTTCATACTACGTGTTGCAAAATCAATGCAGCCCTTATATATTGCACACTTTGCATGTCAAAAGCCGGTACAGATTTCTCCGCACCGGCTCTCTCATTCAAATAAACTGCAATTTTTATAACGACTCTAACCCCGTTTTCCAAGAGTTCTTTCCAACAATTCCATCAGCCATCAGTCCATGGTTCTTCTGCCAAGTCTTTGTCATGTTCTCCGTGCCGCTACCGAAAATGCCATCCGCCGTCGTACCGATGATGATCTGCCATACCTTAACTGCATTGCCCTTGCTGCCTTTTTTAATTGTATTCATACTGTAATCCTCACTTTCTTTCACTGTGGTAGTGGTTGCACCGGTGCAACTCTCTACTTTCTTATTATAAAGAGCTGCCTCGGCTTTTCTTCTCCGCTGTAATCCTGGTAATGTTTTACCGGCAGCCTTACAGTACCGCTGCATTGCAGACGGTATCTGATTCATTACTCTGCCTGTACACAGTTTTTTCACATTGCCCTGTCCCAAGTTGAAAGCAAAGCTGACCAGTGCATCAAACTGATTCTGATTAAGCTGAGCCGTAAACGGGACATAGGACGGATTATTAATATACTTTTCAAACTTCGCCACGTCCTGCAACAGATAGGCTTCCGCCTTTTTCTGTGTGATCTTCATCCCTTTGTATACGCCCACTGTATGACCGTATCCAATGGTCCACACACCTGCAGAACACTGATAGGCTATCAGCCGGCAACTCTCAAACTGTTTAATAAGTGCAAGACCGGCCTGTCCGATTCTTCTATTTGCCATAATTATTCCTCGCTTTCCTTAATCTCTGTTTTGGTGTCAAGTAATTTCTGTGTCACATCGAGTCCGGCAATCAAAAACGCCGGTACCCTTACATTCATTTCAACCAGATTTTCCAAAATGCTGCGAACCTCATTAATCAAATATGTTGCCAGCGTGAACCATCCGAAGAGCTGCACAAACGAAAGATTAATGCCGATGATCTCCCCCATATGTACAAAACTCATCGAAACAAAAAATGCCATACCAATTACAATCCAGTACCACACTTTTTTTAAGATTCCTTTTGCACCGATCGCACTGGACTCGTTCTTTTTGTAGAACTTCGCCTTGCAGTATCCGGTAATGTAATCAACCGCATTTAATACCAGAAATCCAAAAAACAGGAACCAGTACTTCCCGAACAGTGCCACCCCTATTGTGGCAATTACTCCATAAATCATGTTTACTTTGTCAAATTCTTTCATTTTCTTTTTCCTCTCTTTCTGCCCGTAGGCTTGTTATTTAAAAGAGCCGGCTACACAACACATGGTCATGTAATCGGCTCTTAGGCTCTTATTTTTTTCAATTCTGCAATATCCTGCTGCATTGATTTGATCTGATTTTTCGTCTCTATGTTTTCTTTTTCTACTGCATCAACACGTTTCCACAACTCCTGAATCACATATGTGTTCAATGCGATAAATTCTTCATACCTTAATGAATAAATATACTCTGGATTGCCATTTTCATCTAAGATAGGTTCGTTGACTTCTTCGCCATCAACCAATTTACTGTCAATTTTTTGATCTTTGCAGAATCCAGCAAAATCGAGATCTGTTAAGCCACATTCTGACATTGCCTGCTCTACATCCTGTGCTATAAAACCGATATGTGTTCTGCCAGATGTACCATCTTTAAATAAAAATGATACTGGCTGTAATTTCATAAAAAACTGTAAATGCTTATCTGTAAGTGATTTAATATCATCTTTATAATTTTTATCAGAAGTTGATATCGAACTTGATGTAACGTATAATTGTGAAAATCTATAATTTGCAGAACCAAGGCTAATAGCTCCGTTCATTCCAACACCATTAGATTCATATGTTCTAACATGGTTATCATTTGTTATAGTCATTGCTCTATTTGTTACTCTATTTCTTATTCCCTGAACCAGGATATATGTCGGATTATAGACATACATATTAGTTCCATCGCTACCACCCCATATCCAGGCTGGGGTTTCATTTTTACCACTCCAATTCCAGTTTTTATTACAGGATGCAGACGTTGATAACTTGGAATTTAATAAATCTGTCACACTTCCGACATTTCTTATTGTTATAGAATTGCATGTAATGTTTCCACTCCTGCAATCTATTCCGACAGTCATTCCTTGACCAGAACAACCGTCTACAAATCCAACTCCGTACCATGATTTGATGATTAGATTTGCAACGCCAGCCCCATTTCCATCTCCGTTACCATTAAAAATTCCTGTATTGCCTGTTGTCTGAACACCGAGAACCATTCCATTGGAATCTGAAGCCGTACTACCTGGTAACTTATGTTGTCCAATAATAGTGCCAGTCATTGTTCCGCCGGATAATGGTAAGTGGTTTGCTAAACTGCTGTTTAACGATGATATCGCCCCTGTACAAGTACCATTCCCAATCTTAGAAATGTCTGTCGTTCCAAGCATTTTATAGAGATACCGCACATTCTTGAACATCTGTGACACCTTTGCAAAAATTGAAGAGTGTTTTTCGCCGCTTGATAATTTTGATACAGTCGTCCACGCTGACGCTGATCCGTCTGCCACATCACTACTCGTAAAAGTTGCTGTATTCTCTGCTGTATCTCCACCGGTTGCCACTGCACCGACGTTTTCTGCTGTGAGTTCTACATTGCCCCTACGGAAAGAATCTTCATTTACACCTTTGATTCCGGTAACTGGAGTTCCGGCCAGCACGTCCCACTTTTCATCTGATGTTTTATAAATATTGGCACCTGCCGGAATTACATTCCCGGCTCCCTCTTTAAAATCATCCGTGGTTGTAAATTCGTCTGAAATATTGAACATCCACCCTGTGCTAACATCCGCAAGTGCCGGAAGATCTGCAAATGCAACTGTTCCGTGTGGCTGCAATCCACCTTTAAGTCCTTCTGATACATCTTTTGCCTGCTGATAGTAATACTTCGCATTGTCAGAATCCTCGCCCTCTCTGCTCCCGGTGCCACCCACGGCATAACTCTGCGCCTTGGCTGCACTTTCTGCAGCAGATTCAGCTTTACCGATGATCTCTGTTGCTTTCTGCGTTGCGATTGTGGCTTTATCTATGGCGGTACTGGCGGACTGGCTGGCAGATGCCGCTTCACTTGTGGCTGTGGCTGCAGACTGACTGGCGGATGTCTCACTGGCTTTGCGTTAGTCTCGGATATTGCTGCTGCCGTGGCTGACTTCGCCGCTGCTGTCTCTGACGCTTTGGCATTGGTTTCGGATGTTTTTGCCGCTGTTTCACTGGCTTTTGCGGCATTCTCACTTGCTTTGGCGTTTATTTCAGACTTTGCCGCTGCCTGCTGGCTTGACTCTGCCTTTGCCACTTCCACCTTAATTTTTGCAAGATAGTTTGGCTCCAAGTGTTTTTCCTCGATGCTACCCTCTTTGACGATGGCAGACACTTTTCCATCCTTATCAATATAAAAAGCTACCGTATCAGAATCATGGAACTCATACTGTGTAATCAGTGCCGACAGGTCTATGTACTGCTTCGTACCATCGATCAGAGTCAAAATAATCTGCTGTGTAATCGGGTTATAATCGAAGTTGATCGCGATCTTCTCCATCTGCGTGTCGATTGTAATCTTGGATCCGTTCTTTTTCGTGATTGTGATAATTCCCGTCGATTCCTCGAATGTCACATCCGCAACAAGGGTTGCCACTTCCGCCTTGGTTGCTTTTGTGGTATCGAGAGTGATTACACGATCATCAATGATATCAATCGAGCCATCCATTTTATTGAGGTTTCTTTCATTAAGCGGTGTTTCATCACTCGGGTAATTCTCCCAATTAATATCAATATGCGCTTTATTCATGATCCTCACTCTCCCTTTCCTTTGCAAGCTTCATCTGCTCCCGTTCGGCTATAACATGTCTGTTTGCTTCTTCCTTAATCTGCTGCAGAATATCCTTAAACACTAGGTACTTAGCTTCGATTGGGACATCCTCACACAAATTTGCATAATTTATAATGTCGTTTTCAAATTCACGAATTTTTGCATTTATCATAGAATACCTACCGTTTCCTTCAATTCTTTTATTTCTTCATGCTGTAATTGCACTGTTGCAACCAGATCAGCGATCAGCTCTGTATAATTCAGTCCGTAATACTTTTCTCCGTTACCGTTTGAGAAAATTTGAGGGCAAATATTCCATCCTTCTTCCACACTTTCCAAAACATCCTGTGCAATAAATCCATGATGGAACCCATCTTTTTCGAAATTATAACGATACGATTTTGCACTTAAAGAATAAATAAACTCCGATGATCGTTTTTTGTCCAAGTCTGAAATTGTATTTTTCATTCTTTTATCTGAGCCGTCAATCACACCCCCTCTAAATCCAGCAACACCGGTATCCCCATCCAGATTAATCATGCAGTGGTCCGTGTCTGTTCCGCCCTTATTTAGTGAGATATGATTATATTGAACGACACATTGATGGTTTGGACTTTCAAGTGTTCCTTCTGCTGTTTTAAAGCCATCTGTTCCCATCTGCACACATGTACCGCTTCTTTTAAATTCAATCAAATTGGCTGTGCTTTCTTCTGTCTGAATATGCACATACCCGCCAGTTATCTCCATAGAGCCTTTTAATTCCAAAAGTTTTGCTTTGATTTTTATGCCCTCGGCTGACTGGTTGATTTCTGAAATGACGCTGTCTCTTGTAACTTTGCTTTCGATCCCCTTTGATGTCTGCGTAATCGCACTGGACATATTGGATGAAAGCTGCTTAAGCGTGGTTATCAATGTCCATTTATATTTACCGCTGTTAATTCCGCCATCCGGATCGCAGCCATACAATTTTCCACTATCCTGATCTAAAAAACTGTGTCCATTATATTTGGATGATGCAGGGTAAGTATCTTGGGGTTTTCCAAAACCATAATAATTAATATCATAGCCATCAATATTCCATGCCTTCAACGAAGCACTGACTTCTGACCGTATCTTAGTTGCAGTTACCTCTATCTTTCCGGACAAATCGCCCTCTGCTTTGCTTGCTCTCGTAACTTCCGCTGTAATCTTGTCCTCATTAATTTTAATAGCTGCTGCAAGTTCAACTTCCTGTCCCTGTGCCCTTTTAACTTCTGCTGTAATACTGCTCGCATTTTGCGTGATTCTCGATGATAAACCATCCGTTGTATTTTTAACTTCTGTGCGAATTTCGGTTGCAGTTTGCGTGATCTGTGACTGCAATCCCTTCTCAACATCAGTTATCGTGCTCTGTGTCTTTTCAATGGTTCGCTCCAACACATTGCTCTTGCCTTTGAGCTTTAAAATACTTTTCTGTATTCCGTTCGCCCCGTTTGTCCGGTACTCTTCCCCATCCGCTTCCAAATCATCACGCAAAGCCTGTATACCTTTCAGGGTTCTTTTCAGAATATAGGACTCAATCAGTTCATATCTGGTCGGCAGCCGCACTGCATCCCCGACCTCAAGACACGGATTTCCTTTGCAGTCCGCTGTAAACGGGCGGTAAACAATCCCTCTGATCTTGGAAAGGATATTTTTTGCAATGCCTTTCAGTTCTTTTGTGCCTTTGCCATATACAAGAAAATTATCCTCGATCACATAAGCATTGTCTCCAGTACCTACGATCACGCCGATATCATTCTTCTGCTCCCGGATCTGTAACTTATTGATTGTTTTAACAAGAAAATCTTCATACTCAGCCGTTATATATAAATCCTTCCCGATACGGTTGCTTTTCGGATCTCTTGGGAACAAATCATCTGCCGGATAAAGATCGTTTCTCGGATAAAGTCCCTGTATATTCTGCTCCAGATATATATAATGAAACTTCCCGTCGCGCCCCATGTGCCCCATGCAGCCATTGATCTCACAAATGCAGGACAACACTTCTTTGCCGCTCATAGATTCGCCTATGGTGCTCGATTCCTCTGTATCAGAACTTGTCTCACTGGATGGCGTGACCGCAACTGTTTTTTCAATAGACATGTTGTCATTGATAAGATCAATGTCAGCCTGCTCGATCCCGAAGTGCTTAAAAAAGCTGTTCCGGAACTGTTTCATTGTGACCGGATCATAAACTGTAACAGTCGTTTTATTCCCGTCTTTGTCTGTCTGCTGCTCTTCGTGGGATGGAAAAACAGTGTTGTACCATGCTGCCACATCCGCATTTAAAATGTCATAAAGAGCATCGTATGCGACCACTTCCCTGTATTTTCTGTCAGCAGTCGGCGTATCGGAATAACCTTTGAATCTTCCTATCAAAAAGGGTTGATCTGTGTGCCCGCCAATTATCATCTTGACGGTCATCCATCTCCCTTTCATTGGAAGAAAAATATTTGATACCTTAAATTTTACAGATCCGGCTTCGACAGCACCAAAAGTCAATTCAGACTGTGAACACAGGCTTTCTGTTAATTCAAACTCTTCCTCATGAAATTCTGTATTTGTGATATGGATTTTCCCATCATCGGAAATAATTTCAAGCTGGACATCAACGCTATTCTGTTTAAATAAATCAGCATATTTAAAATCAATCATCCAATTACACCTCCATATCCGATAAATGCCAGCCGGAATGATCCATACTGGACCGTCCATTCATCTGCATAATCTATCTGATACTCCACGTCGGGCATATAGCAGTCCATCGTTACATAATTGCCGATTTCCGGCATCCATGCGGTAACAAGCGATTTCTTTTCGATTGCATGGGAATATTGGGATCTGATGTTATCCATCAGTGCACGCAACGCTTTCTCATCTATATCTCCCGGCGTTTCCCATTCTGTTTTAATTGAGACATTGCTCAATGCCTCCCGGTGCAATACTCCGTTCGCATCCCGGTAAGAATCAAGATCCTGCCCCTTGATCCCACATTTATACTTCTTTGCCTCTATGTACCGGAAAGGAACTGTGTAATTGCCTACTTTTATTAAAAATCCGCTGTATGCCATTTATACGCTCCTCTCCTAAAAGTCAAATGCCGGACTTCCGGTTCTCCGGTAATAGTCGTTTGCCTCTTCCCGTACAATTTTAAAAATTTTTCCTTCGTCCGCTACGATCCGCACCGTCTGCACGCCTTTCATCTCACTTGCAATCATTTCTGCAAGCGGCTTCATGTAAGACAGGTTATTTTCGAGCGGAAGTACTGCTTCGCGTCCTGCTTCTCCGATGTTTGCGAGAGTGCTGCCGGTTGTGATACCGCCGTTGGCAAGACGTGGGAGATTTACATTTGGAATTGTCGGGATGCTAGGATGCCATGAGCCTCCTCCTAAGAAATCCGGAACATCAAAACCGATACTATTAAATCCGTTCGTTAATGTGTTAATTCCATCAATGATTTTATTTACCATTGTTTCTATAATTTTTATAATTCCATTTGCTCCATCTTTAACGTAATCTCTTGCAGCATTCCATGCCCCCTTCCAATCTCCATTAATAAGTGCTGTGACAATTTTTATAAGATTTTCTGCATTTTTCAGCACGAAACCAATGCAATCTAAAATGATATCAACTGCTGCTGAAACAAATCCACTTACTTTTTTTGCAATGTCAGATACTTTCGGTGCAAGAGTATTCATTAGCCATATGATGAGAGGCTTTAACACTACTTCCCATAAAGTTTTTATCAAATCTATGACCGCCCCTAATAATCCCATCAAATTGTCTATAACAGGTTTTAGATGCTGTTCATACGTTTCAGTTACTAATTTCGCAATATAATTCAGTACTGGTTGAATATATTCATCCCATAACTTCAACGCTTCTGCCATTATCTCTGACAATCCGTCTCTTACGGAATCGAAAAAAGGTTTTAAATGCTCATCATATAAAGCTGTAAGTCCATCTGTTATTTGTCTTACAATATCACTCAGAACACCTGTTATCTGCTGGATAAATCCAAGTAGATTATTCAAAGTGTTCTTAATACTCTCACTATTATCTGAAATTGGCGTTACGAGAATATCTAACATGTCTCTGACAAACTTTAAAGCAGTTTCCGTAATAAAAGAAAATGCATCAGCAAATATCTGTATTAGATCCGCCGTAATTTGCTGTCCATTTTCATCTCCAAATACAGAAAAAATATCTGCAATTGTTTCAAATGCTTCAGCTATGAGTGTTGTAATGTCGGATGATATGTTAAAACAATTAATCAAAAACTGTTTTATTCTTCCAGAGTTTTCTTCAAGATAGCTATTTAATCCCCCTAAAAAGTTTTCTGCAATAGTTGTTCCAATACTGATTACAGACGCACTAATACTGCCAAGAGACGTTACAACGGTCTGTGCAAAATTATCTGCTGCGCTCAATACACTTTTGTCAGCAAAAATATCAACAAGCGATTTTCTTATACCCTCTAAACTTTTTTTAATGCTTTCAACCTGTGAGTCAACATCTAAATTATTCCAAGAAGTTTGAAACCCATTAATAAAATCATCTTTTAACTTTTTAAGATAGTCGAAAAACTTCTTATACTTACCTTCAAGCTGATCTATAACACTCTCCTGAGTTGACGTATCAAATGGTTTTATTTCCGTTCCACCGGTGCCACCAGATCCACCAGACCCACTGCCAGACGTCTGATTTTTCGATATAACATTCAATTCATCAAAGGAAGCAAGCGCGCCTTTTGCCTTCTTTGCAGCGTTCGATACAGAGTTTGCATAGTCATCCATAGAATCTGCTGCATCAGAATATCCATCAGCAACATCTTCCGCAGCCGACGCCGTTGTACTCATCTGCTGCATTTGAATGCCAAATATTTTTGACATAATCGCACTGATTGTATTTGCAACATTAATAAGGGCAGCAACAATTTTATTTAAAAATTGGACAACCGGTGTTAATACTGTAATCAGTCCATTTCCAATGATACCCATGAATTCTTTCCACTGTTCAGACAAAATTCTTGTCTGATTCGCCCAAGAATCCTGCGTATCTATAAAATCATCACCTATATAGGATAACTGGCTCATAACATACTGATAACGAAGCATCACTTTCTCTGACTGTGACATTGCAGAATACGATTTTGTTATTCCCTGTTCAAGTGCAAACTGTTTCAAGTTTACCTCGGTCATGACAACGCCATACTGCTTGAGAGTTTCTGTTTCCCCTGTATATATGGATTTCAAGGCAATACTTGCCAGATCCTGTGATACATTGAAAAAGGATGCCATATTAGCAGTCAACTTTGTGAGTTCCAGAGCCATATTCTTAGCATCCTCAGAACTCGTAAGCATTGACTTTCCCATACTCATAAAAGTTGATCCAGTCTGATATGCCATTAATCTGCTCATTCCAAGGTTCTTGATAGCAGATTCTGCCAATGCATCCATTTCACTGCGCATATTACCAAATGCTTTATTCACAACGTTGTCAACTTCTGTTAAGTCAGATGCAAGTTCAATCGCTTCTTTTCCGAATCTTATAAATGCAGTAGCTGATATAGCAAGTCCTAATGTTTTTGCAATTCTTCCAATACTAGACACAATAGAGTTTATTCCTGTGTTGAACTCATTTGTGTTAATTCTTGTATTGATTCTGATTTCTCCATCATACCCACCAGCCATATGCAATCCTCACTCCCTAAACTAATCCCAGTTCCTTTTCTGCTTTCTTCTTTGCTCTGATCTCTGCCATCATCTGATCGTATTCCTCAATCTTTGCTTTTTCATCCTCGGTATACTCTTTCTTTTCTTCCGGCTGTTCTAAGGCATACATTTCCTGTGCTTCCTTAATCGCCTGTCTCTCTTCCTTTCCCATCTTGGATGTGATTTTCTTCCTGCGGATTTCTATAACCTGTTGGAATGATGACTGCTTATAAGGCATGTTCCAGAGCAGACCATTGAACATCCACCAGTGCATATCATCCAAGGAGAGATCGATCCCATATATCTGCCGGAAATCTGCATAGATACGCCACTGGTCAATGTCGTAATCTACCAGCCTGCGGTTATCCTTTGATGATCCCGGCTTGTCATGAAACCAGCCATTTAGAAACCACTCCACACACTGGCGAAGATCATCCCCGTCCGGGTGCTCCCGTTCATCGAACAGCAGATAGATCAGTGCATCACTCTTCTCATACTCATTCAATTCTTTGTCATACTGCACAAGGAATACCTGTATGCCGATACGAAATGATGTATTAACCTTGTAACCGTTCCATTCCTCAGGCAGCGGATCAAGCATGACGTTAATCATGCCTGTGCTCCTTTTCTGCCGGAGTTATAGCGTTTTCTGGTCATCTCGTAACGCTTGCCGAAGAGCTTATTCATGACTGGGATGATCTTCTCGACAAATTCCACCAGTGACGTCTCATCCGGCGTGAAATCTCCATACACGTTTTTTACTGTGTCTTCCCCGAACAGACCGTCGATCTCTGCTGCAATCTGTTTCAGGTACTTCACCCGGATTCTGTTTGCCTGTAAAACCGACTCAACATCAACGTTGTCAGAATCTACCTCATCCTGTGCATGTTCTTTCTTCCATGCTGCCGCCTCTTTCTCACAGTTCTCGGAGATTCTTTCCAGTTTGTTGATGACCTGTCCGAATCGCTCGGCTGTGTCGGCATCTGCGACATTGATGCTCAACACGGTAATGACATCCCCGTCCTCATTTTTAATTGCAATTTTTCTGACACCACTGTCTAATACTAATTCTTCCATAAATTACCACCCTTTCAGAAATCGGGCAGGACTGAAAGGAACCCACCCGATTATGCTAATTTTTGATTAACACCGTTTATTATTTTCCTGATGTACCGGACGCTTTCGCCGCCCATGTAAATGTGCCATCACCGGCGATCGTGATCGTTCCAAGTTCTACCGCACCATTTCCGTTGATCTGAATCGAAGATGTCAGCGTATCGCCGCCGGAGCCGCCTGTGCTTGACGGGCATACCGTAACCGGGACGCGGATGCAATCGCCTGTATTTTTTGTAATGTCTGTTTTGTAATATCTGTAATAATATGTCTCACACTGCTTTCCAGTCGGGAACATTTTGAACATCGTGTCGATTGCAGTCTGCATATCATCAGACATGTAATCACGCTCCGGTGTTGTCGAAAACTCATATCCCTTTACCGTGTTATTTGCGTTTTTCATGTTGACGTACTGGGTTGACTCTGTATTCGGTCCCCAGTCCTCTGTGATCTCTTTGTAGCCATCGCCCATCTCTACGATCTTGGCTGTGCTGCCGATGAGAGTACCAATATCAAGTAATGACACCATGTTGGTACGATCTTCTGCAAAAAACTGTAAGTTCGTTTTCATGTATCTTCCTCCTGTTATTTTTTATAAAAATACTTCAGCTGTATATTAATGGCATACACAACCGTTTTTTCATCCTGCTCGCCACCATATACCGGGGATGTCCTCGTAATTGACTGTAATGTCAGATGTGGATCTTTAAACTCAATTCCGCTCTCTTCCATCCATGCCGCAAGATTATTCATCTCCTGTGCTTCAATACTCGCCCTGTTGGTAGTCGGTGAACACTTATAAAGTATCTGAAAAGGCATCTGCGCCACATAGCTGCCACTGACATACTTTTTCAGATATACCGCCCCCTGTATGGGGAATAATCCAATGGATCTATCCGTCTTGATGGAGTTCCATCTTATCGTCGTATTGTCAGCCTTAAACAGATTTGGATAGTCCGGGTATGCCAGAGCAAGTGCAAGAATGCCTTTCTGTGCGTTCTCTGCATCCCGGATGGTAAGTTTTTCTGGCTCTGCCATTTATACGCCTCCTACTTCAAAATGAGGTAAAATATCCTCGTATTTATCAATCGTTGTTACCTTGTAGCAATCGTCACAGTGATCGAACAGCCATTGATAGGCATCATTTTTCGGCAGTATTGTACCCGTATGATCCCCTTTGATAAAAAAATCCTGTGCCGGATTAAATGTCAAAAAGTACTGCTTGCATTTGCCCGGCATGTTTTCCCACTCTTTCGGGGGAAGGTATGGTTTGGCAATATTGCCAAAATCAACATACAGTTTCACTGCATCCGCGCTGTCCATGCCGCTCTTGGAGACATTTGCTCCCTTGGTTTCCACAAGGTCTACACCCTCGAGCAGGGTCGGATAATATGTTTCCTCTTCGGTTTCCGCGTTGAATGAGCGATTGAAAATGGTAACTGTCTTATTATCAAAGAATCCCATCATTCATACCCCGTATATAATAATCCGGTGCCGGACAGGTATTCGCATACCGTGTCATAACACAACCGGTTCTGCGCTACCTTATCCCCAAGCACCTTATCAATAAGCGTTTCATTACTTCCGAAGCTGATCGACCGACCGCCAGAGGACATTGACTTCACATTGCCGCCCTTTTCGTCACTGGCATGACTGGTCTTGAAATCTATCTGATAGAGCAGATCAGCCAATGCACAGGTGGCTTTCTGGATTTTATCGTCAAATTCTTCCCTGGTATCATCATTGATGTGTCCATAGGTCAGTTGATCCAGTTTCATGGATGCGCGATCTTCCCACTTGGGGAAAAGGGATTCCCCGATAGAATCCCCATAATATTTTTCTTTGTAGAAGTCATATGTGGTGTATCCCATCAGAAATCCCCCCTTTCTCTTACCCCCTGGTAATGATCTGCGCAATGTTGATCACTCTTGCCGGGAAGTAATCCGGTTTATCAGAAGAGTTGTTCTGCGCAATTTCCCAGTTTGTCCCTGTCTCCAACTGTGCACCGGTCGGAGAGATCACACCTGTGTTCTTCCACGAAATACCGTATGGAGCAAATACTTTTCTCTGTCTGGTATACAATGTTGTCTCTCCACCATTCTTCGCCGGATTACGATCCATTTCAGATGCAACCTTTACACCGCAGTTTGTGTACTCGATTGCTCCGTTGCCAAGAACATAGGTGGTGTATTTTGTATATCCATCCCCCGCACCCTTAGAAGATTCTGCAACTTCCACAGTCGGCATCGTATCGTCAATAAGTACGATCCTGCCGTTTAAGGTAGCAAGCCCCAGATCACGTTCGATACCATCGGCATCTGTATATTTCATGTAATCCAGCAGCTTAAGATTCTCCAGATTTGTAGCGACCACAGAATGCATGATTGCAAGTGAGAAGTTTGCTTTCTTATCTCCCAGTGCTTTCTGCATTGCATTGTTAAGGGTTGTAGGTCCGAAAGTATTTTCTGTTTCTGCAGTAATATCGTAGGTGTGCGCATCTACGAACTTCTTACCCTCTCCGGTACTCATAGAGAACACACCTTTAAGGATGCTAAGAAGCGTATCCTGATCTACATCATCCCAGAACTCTGCGACCTCTCCGGCTGCTGCAGAATAATCATCCCCCGAAATATCAGATACAAAATCTTTCTCTGTCCATCCCTGCGCCCTGCCGACAACGATACGCCCCATAGTGTAATTGCCGCGCTCTTCTGCTGTAATGTCTGTCTTGCCGTCATAATTTACGGTCTTGCCAGATAAACGCGCCTTAATCAGAGTTGTGATAAAGTTACCGCCCTTCTGGTCCGGCAATAAAGATGCATACTCGCCACGCTCTACGATCGCGCCGCAATGAAGCAGTTCATTCAGACGAAGGTTCGGTGTCTCACGCACAGCAGCATCGAATACTTCGCCATTAAAATTTACTAAGTCAAATAATGCCATTTATTTTTTCTCCTTTCCTCGTCTCAGATATGGTGTAATGTCCATATCCGGGTTCTGATTTTTCAGTTTCATAAGTTCAGCCATAGACAGTTTTGCTCCGTCCGGCTGGCCAATGTTGTTTCCGACAATCTGGCTACGGTTCTGCTGTGCCTGGAATGTTTTGTCGTCAATGAGGATATCCGGCTTATAATTGCCCTTTTCATCCTTGACAATTGCATCAAACAGATCAGAAACGCTCTTACCTCTCGCTTCATCCGAATTAAGGGTTTCAACGAGCTGCTTCTTGATTGCATCCGCTGTAATAGCATTAACAAAATGTTTGTCTGCAAAGAAATCTGTCACAAGGCTGTCAAGTCTTGCAATCTCGTCCTTTTCCTTGCGTTCCTTGCGCTCAGTCTCGAGTGTTGCAGTCAAATCCGCAATTTTCTGATTCAGTGCATCAGCATCTGGGGCGGCATCTTTCATGGTCTGCAGTTCCTTTTCAAGATTCTCCTGTTTGGTTTCAAGATCTTTCTTCTCATTTTCCAAGGTTGCAATCTTATCGTTTTTCTTCTGGACTTCCAGATCCGATACGAATTCCCCTGGAAACGCTTTCTCGATTTCTGGTGTGATCTCAACACCAAGAGATTTCAGTTTGTCGATAATATTCATTTACAAGTTCCTCTCTTTCTTAAAAGTTTTTAATCCGGTCAGCCCGGCACGAATGAGTTGCTATTTGATCCATAGCTGGCAAAATACAAAGAAAAAAGCACGCCCAAAAACAGGACGTGCCTTAACAACATCCTATAATTTTTCTAGGGTAGCGGACGGCTTCCTACGTTCCGTCCGGTGCTTATTTATTTGTTAATATTATTTTATCATGAGTATGGAATAGATTTGTGCCATTTTTTAAGCGCACAAAAAGCACCTGTATTTCAAGGTGCCATGTGCTGTATTACATGAAAGGAGGCTCAGAATGAATAGGTGAAACCCATCTGGCAATATTATAATAACTCATATTGGGATATAATTTGTGCCAAAATAAAAGAATGATATATTGCTTCTAAATATCAAGTCTGCCCTCTCTGATCGCTGCGCAAAGCATAGATAATGATTCTGTATAACCCATTACTTTTTGCTTATCTGCTTCGGATGCATCTGATTGCATAAAAGCTTTTACTTCCTCTTCTACCTCGAAATATTCTTCTTTTGTGTATTTTTTCTCGTGCATTTTTGCAATCAATTTATCCGCTTCGCTTGAATTTTCAGTAATCATATATTTTTTATTATACTCTTCTATTTTTTTTATAAGACCTTTAATGTCCGCCATTTCTACCACCTTTCAGCCTTTCAACAAATCCCATAACCTCGTTATAATCTTCAAATGAAGCTCTGACTTGTCTTAGACATTCATCTACCCTATTTTCTAACCATTGATACCGGTCTGGAAGTGGAACGTTAAATATTTCCTTTGCAAACTCCATATCTGTTCCAAATAAAAAACTTTCATTCAGTGTCTGCAAGACTATCGTTTTATCTTCGTAAGCCGGCAAATTTATAATATTCTTTTCCGTGCATATTTGCTGCTTAAGCCATTCAACTGTTGCCTCTTCGATATACTCGTTTGCACTATATACCTCTGGTTTATAATAGCTTGCAGAACAAGAATGGAGCATCTCGTGCCACACTACCCCATCGTCAACCGTATCCACAAGTGAAATATCGCATGACCATTCCTTTCTCCCTAGCGTTTGTTCCTCTATCAGCGTGTTATCAACTTTTATATTTCCACTCCATTTCGACGGTCTGTCAGAGTACTGCGTTATCTCATCCTTTATCTGTCGTGCAGTCTGCTCAAGTTCTTCCTTTGTTCTTTTAGTATAACCCGCATTCTTCGCTTTTTCCATCGGAACTTTGACAGAATTGCTATAAGCCGTCGCCCTGCCGTTTGCCTTTGACGCCTGTGTCCTCTTAAATCCGGCTACCTTAATTCTATCAGCCTGTGTCTGCAATCCATTATCCGCACAGAATTGCTTATACTGTTGATTCTGTATCCGCAGTTTATAAGCAAGTTTATCATATTGTGGCTGCAACATATCTTTTACATCAGTCTCTGCTATGCCGCTTAACTCTGCCTGTTTTGTCAGTAATTCGCGCTTGGTCTGCCGAATAGCACGCTCCATTGATCTCTGCTGCTGTTGTTTCTCATACAATTCCTGGCTTTCGTGCACATTAATTTTAGGATTTCCATCTGCATCAACATAAGGATTTCGCAGAGACTTATCCCACGGCTTATGGGAATGCCTGCAATTATATCCATGCAGTCCAAGAGGATCTACAACTCTTCCCTGTCCTGTCTTTGGATCTACGGTGTATCCGGTTGCATCTAACAGATTTGGTGTGTCTTTATCACTCCCGACGATTTTATATACTTTTCCCTGCCAATGATCGTGTGATGGTATTCCATCCGGGAACTTTTTGCTATGCCGCGCTCCCATATGTGCCGATACAAGAACATACTCTATTCCTTTTTGTGCTATGTATTGATTAGTTACCTGAGCAGCCGTCTGATTCATAGAAGTAACAACACAACAACGCACTGCCGCTTCTAAAGAGCGCCTGGCACCCGTCGGATAATCAATCACAACGCCGCTCTGTGCATATCTGTCAAGCACTTCACATATTGCACTGTTATACGACTGCATACCAGATGCCACACGATAATCTACCTCATTCAGCATATTGAGTAAATCTCTCTGCGTCTGCAACATAGTTGTCCGCGTAAGGTTATTCAATTCTCCGAATGTTTTCATCATTTCGGCATTCATTGCCATGATGGCTGCATTATTTTGCAAAGGTGTTTGAACATCTCCAAGCCGTTTTAAAACCTCTGCATCATCAGAGAATGATGTCATAACACTATCACGCAATAAACGCCGCACTTCGTCCCTACTCTTTCCTGTCATTTTTGAAATTCTTTTTACAATTTCAGTATGATGCAATCCCATCTGCTGGAGTTTCCAAAGTTCCCGATCAGTAGTGCCAGACATTTCCCCGGATTTTATCAAACGCATTGCTATATCACTGATAATCCAATCTTCCAGTTCCTGATACATTTCTATCAGTTTATCTGATTTTCCGTAAAAATAATCCGGCGTTAACATTATCCTCTTCCTACCTCTCTCTTAACCAAATCAACCCATTCCTGACCATGTGCTTCCTTCGCTCTCTCAAACCAATGATCCGTAGCTTTCGGATGCCCGTTCGCATCGTAGTGCAATGGCCTGCCAGTTGGATATTTCTTTTCTCCGCTGCGCGCCCATGATCTTCCATCCTCTGTCAGATACAATTCTCCCATATACTGATAATGCGCATATGACACATCCGTCTCAATCAATCCAGGTTCAATAATATTCGTCGCTCCTACCATAGATCCCTGTTGAAACGGCATATATGGAATCATGTCATTCAAGACCTGCATGTCCAGTTTATCCTGTGCGCGTCTAAGATTTCCGTCAATTCTGCTTGTATCAAGCCTTATATTTACGTTACCAACGGTCCTGTCGTACCTCATTTACATCCCCCATACTGCAATCGCCGCACTTACCATTAAGAATCCCCAGTAAATTGTGTCACATATTTTTTTCTTTTTCCTTGCCTTATCCATTTCTTCTATAAATGAAACACAAAATAAAAGCATGATTATTTTTAGCACCATCTTTATTCCTCCCCGTACAGTCCGCCTTTGTCCTCCCCTGCATTTTCTTCGTCACACTCCGCAAACATCTCATCAATCTCTTTATCATTAAATCCCTCATATTCTTTGAGGTATTTTCGTTTACTGTATACACCATTCATCATAAGCTGATATGCTCTGGTTCGATCCTGTTCAAACGATGCCAGCAGATCCTTAAAATAAAATACATCTTCATCCGCTACACTTTCATCCAGTGCGTTGACGTACCCGCTCGGCATATTAAAAAATACATCGCAGTATTTATCCAGCGCATATACCAGATCTTTAATAGCTGTTTTAAGTGCATTCCGGATATCTGTGATTGTCTCTACAGTCTCACTATCGTCACTCTCAATCTCTGTAGCTGTAGCAATGCCAGTTTTTCGGTCAAGAACAAACTGCCCCTGTGAGAATCCTGCCTTGGTTGATATCATAGATAAAATGGAATTAATATCTGCAACTCTCTGTTCTGTCAACAGTGTTGGTACATGTTCATTAACCGTATTAGAAGCTTCAACCCCCATCCTCAATCCCTTTACAAATCTTGGAAGTTCAAGTCTTTCCTTATCTCCAGTATTCTTATCGCGTTTCATCAATGCATTTTCATCAATAAATGTAATATGCTGCGAATCATCGACTTCATCATCTTTTCTACTCCACGCTACATCCAGATTGCACAGTTCCTCGATACAATTCGCAAATACTGCCACGCCCTCCGGTGATGTATAGTCAATGGTGTTGTTATACGGCATCTTGAAATACCCAAACAATGGCTTTTCCACATTGGAGATTGTGACTGATTCCGGTATATTCTTCCACTCCGGTACATCTGCCAGTGCAATGCTGCGCCCCAGACTGTCGCTGCCCTTTGATCTGAAAGCCTTATTCTCAATGGTGTATGTTCTTCCAACTCCTTCTCCATCGTCAGAGATTGAAGATGTAAAGTGCTGATACTCCAATCTGGTATAGTAATTATCTCCCTTGATCTGCCGGTCAATAAATATAACCCCAAGGATATCCCCGTTGCTGTTCTTCTCTGTCACTGCAAAGCTGCCTGGCATTACATAGTCGATTGCTCCCGCCGGATTATATGTACCGCTCGGCTTAAAAATAATGCCGCCCGCGCCGCAGGCATCCTCTACCTTATCCCGGATGGACTTCTGGATCATTGCACCAATGCACTGATTGATATAATCCGCCCTGTCGCTGCCACTGATCGTCACATTGAGATCCAGACAGGTCTTTTTGCTGGTGTAATAGCAGAGAAACTTTGCAAAGTTGATCGTGCGCACGTTCTTGCTCATCCAGTACGGTCTACCCTTAATGATGTGCTGCCACTCGATCTGTGCCATCTCCATCAGATCAGAAGAAATAATATCAACATTAAATTCTTTCTCTGCACTTATTTTGAATAAATTCATGATAAACTCCTTTACTCGTGTGAATATGTTCATATGCCACCGCCTTAAATGCCAAGCTGTTTATATACTTCATCTATCTTGTGCCACTGAATAGCAAGCCAATCAACCATTTCCTCATTTTTTGCCCAACCGCCATTATACTGGTTTGAAGAATCTGATAATCCACTCTCGTTCAAAAATGCATGCACAATTTCATGGCGCAACGTCTTTTTCCTGTATGACTTCTGTTCTTCTTCACTCAGGTCAAAGTATTTTTCTTCTGACATATCCGCAACAACAATCAATTTGCTCTCTTCGCCACAATAACCGGCTAAGCTATTTTCTTCCAGATACTTATCCTCTGATACTTTGTGTGTCTCAATTTTGTATTCTGTTCCGAGAACATTAATCTTCATATTCTCCATCGTCCTCTTCCTCCTCATCTTCGTCTATCTCATCATCATAAAGTCCATTGTTGCGGCGACTCTCCATAATCACGCGGTTCAATCCATAGATCAGTGCCATTACACAGTCCTCGCCAATCTTTGGGTACGCATCTGAAAAGCTACCGTCTGCCAACTGCTCATGCTCCAAGGTTGTAAGCTCATGCGCAAGGTGCGGGCATCGTTCCGGATCAACCACAATCTTTGTGGTCTGCTGCAGCCATTCCCAGCAATAATCCCTTCCCTTGCCGGAACCCCAACGCTTTTTGGCACCGATCGCATTAAATCCCCAATCCTGCAACTCTGCAATGGCATCTGGCCGCGCCGAGTCACATATGATCTCTTCTGTAATGTATTCCTTAATCTTTCGGGCAAATGCGCTGTTCTTGCACCGCTTGGCAAATACCTCCGACACGCAATACAATGTATCTGTGTCCTCGTCATAGTAGGCAACTTCAAATGTTTGCGGGTGCTCAAAACCAAAGTCCAGGCCATAATAGAGAAATGGCAGATTCTCTATCTCTGCGTCCGTGATGGTCCGCTCTTCCACATTATCAAAGATGCCGCCACCGGTACCGGTTACTTCTCCCAGGTAATTATTGCGGTAGTACAACGGCTTATGTACCTTGAACCACTCAGCACGTTCGAAGAATCGCTTACCGAGCCACTTCACCGGCACATTGTAATAATAACTGTGGCAGATCCTTGTCTGTGGCTTATTCCGGCATTCTTCCACATACTGGTTCATAAAGTTGTTCTTTGACTTCGGCGGGTTGAATATCTTGATATCAAGCGCAGGCGTGTCAGATCGTAGAAAGGTATCCTCTATGTTGTCCATCTGCTCCACGCCCGCCATCTCGTCGCACTCCTCATGGATCAGCAGCTTCACATAGCCAAAAGGCACGTTAAACGACTTCAAACTGATAGGCTTATCCGCTCCCACGAACATAACCGTCTGTCCGGTCGGCTTATACACCGCGCACATAGGAGACTGTTTGAAATCCCAGTTATCCAGATCATTGTACCGGATCACAGTCTTCATGAACTGGTTATAAACAGATCCACGCAAGTCAACCTTGTATCGTCTGGTATATACAATATGTGCCTGTGGATCTTGCCGGATGGTCTCGTATGCCAGGTCTCCCCAGAAGTTGGACTTGATAGAACCACGACCGCCCTTAGACACAATCTCATGTACGTCTATCTCCCCGGCAAATGCTTCATGCACTGTCCGGTAGATTTCCACAAAATCGGAAGTAATGTCTGTGATTGGTATCGTCCACAGAGGTGCTTTCTCCCGCTTTTCTTTCTCCTCCCGTTCAATTCTCTGCTTTTCTGCTATTGTCAGTGCTTTTTCCAGTCCATCCATTGCCTTAAGTTGATCCTTGAACTCCGGTGTATATCCCTCTCCATCCCTCAACATACCTTTTGCTATCATGCTTCTGCGTTCCTGTATTTCTGCAAGACTCATAATGTCACGGTGCTGTTCTTTCTCGATACGCTCCATCTGCTCGGCGATACTTTCCGAAATATTACTTTTCCTTACATTCTCGGATCCTGTGATAGCAGCTCGCGCTTCTGCGTATCCCGCATCCTTTGCTGCTCGCGTAGCGTTTCCACCGTTCTTAATATATTCAGCAGCAAATGCTTCCTGCTTTGGCGTCAACTTCTTCCCGTTTTTCTTATCTTTCGTTCGTTTTGGACGTTCGCTTTCGTTCGCTTTGCAATCCGAACGTTCGTTATCCCAGTCATATGTATTTTTCCATCTGCGGATTGTTCCTTCCGGTTTCCCAAGCTGGTCAGCAATGTCCACCAGCTTCATGCCGTCCTTATACAGTTCATATGCCTCATCAGCTAATGGATTTTTCTTTGCTGCCAACCGATCATCTCCTTTCATGGCAATAAAAAAAGGACGTACCGTTATGGTACATCCTTATTGTCGCAAGTGTTCGGAGTCGAACCGAACTCTCCTCTATCAAGGCGTAATCACCAGAGTATACTACGCTTGCTAACAAGAAACACCCCGATCACTCGGAAACCATGCGTTGGTTGACGCCGCTTTTATTTAAGCTACTGTTTCTTGTTTATATGATTGTACCATATACGTTCTACCTTCTCAACCATCTTCTTTTCCTTGGGTAATAATCCAGTTGCTCCTTTGGAATTATCATTTTCGTTATGATTATATCCATGATGCACATGTGGTTTTATCCCTTTATGTGGATGATTGAGATCTATTTGTTTCTTTCTTTTATTCTGCTCATCGTAATATGTAATTTTCAGCAAATCATTCCCTCCCACGGTCACATACACTCTGCCCTCCGTCATCGTTTCAAAAAGTGATTCTGAGTTTCTGGAATTTGCTTTTACAAATTTGACATTCTCATGTTCTAATATCGTATGATACTGACTGCCATACGGATTTTTATTTTCGCTTAATCCACTACTTGCTCCTCTTCCACCCATTCAGTATCCTTTCAAAGACTTAAATATTTATAGCCATTTTTCTTTGCATATTTAACAGCTTCTTCTCTCGATTTAAAACTACTTCTAACATTTTCTTTTATCTTGATTTGCTTTTCGTGATAATTATCTTCATCATCCCAATGTGACAATACATCTCTGGTACCAGTCATATAGTACACCGTTCCATGTGGTGTATTTTCCTTACTTATGACAACATTTCCACTTAATTTCCCAAATCCGCTAGAGCCACCACGTCCACCAAAAAATTGTAAATTCACTACCACTGCGCCACCTCCACCTCATGCCACTTCTCGCTGAACCGTTTGACATGTACAATATTTCCTTTACACTCATCTGGGACTCTGCCATAAAAAATAATCTGTGTAGGCTGTAATCTCTCTACCATCTCAAGATAGCCATCCAAAAACCGCTGTTTCTTTTCTGTGCTGTTCTGTGTCCCGACAGAAGAGACCGCAACAACACCCTGTGTAGGTTCTCCATCAAAGCACCATTCAAACGACTTCCGATCGCTCCAGCAAATCGTAGGAATAACATTAATTCCATGCATCTGCCAGTACGCGCCGAGCCAGTGCTTACGGTAATGGTTATAGATCTGTAACGACTTTGGAAAATCCGTATACAGACTGAAATCTGGTGTCAGCACATACTTAAACCGTTGCAACATTGCCGTGTACTTATCCGGGTCTGTCCATACTCTGGTAAACTGGTAATCATCCAGGAAGAAATGTACTGCCTTATTCTCCGGTTCTTTTGCGTTCCTCGCATAATTGAATCCGATAAATTCTGCATTATCAAATTGTACAGGCTCTAACTCCGGTATGTCATACTGACCGACTCCATCAAATAACATCCTCTGTGCATTTTCGTAATTTCTCTGTGTTTTATACATGGCATAGTCCTTTCCTCATATCATAATTATAAGACAGGTCAAGCATGGATTTGTGCCAACTTTAGGGCATAATAAAAGAGAGGCTGTTATTCCTCTCTTCCCCATACAATCATATACTGTCCGTTCTTTTCTTCCACCAGATGCGCCATCCTCTGCCGCATAAGCCTCTGCGCTGTGCCCTTTCTCCTGTAAAAACTCCGTCTGCTGATCGGGAGAATACCGTAGTGTGCTTCCAGCATGTCATAACTGGTACCAACAACGATTGATTCTGTCAGCTTGTCAGCTATGATGCTGTCCACACCCATGCAGATCTCGTATACTTCTTTTTCATCCACACACATTCCCCCTTTAAAACTTGATTACTCTATTCTTCTCCCTGCCAGATCTTCGGTGTACCATCAGCATTGAGCATAACGGTAAGACCACCGCCCGTGCTTATTGTGATATATAAATACATCACTCCTGTGTCACTATCTGCATAAATAAGATATTCTTGTCCACTTCCCACCAGTACCATTGTGTTTTCCTGTCCCGCACTGACATTTGCTGTATCACTGCATCCGGCAATCAGAAGTGTTGCTGTTATGATGGCTGTTATAAGTTTCTTTCGCACTGCATTAGTACTCCGTATTTTCCTCATATTCCTCTTTGCTGATGGTCCTGATGCATTCCTCACTCACGCCTAAACTTTTCGCCATGTTTGCAATGGCTCTTTTCACATAGTCGTATGCACTTTCTTTAAAAATCCTTGGTTTTTTTTCTGTGACTGTGAAATCCATGTTCCGTTCTGCATATCCAACGGAACCCTCTCCGCCAAACATTTCTGAATCCTTAATTTCAAAGTATAATGATATTCTGATTTTCATTTCATTCATTGTTTTTCCTCATCTTCTGCTGTCTGTATCATGGCAGCACCTCCACAAAATTTAAGGTTTACGCAAACCGGAGCTGTCCGGTCTGCTCTGCTTCTATCTGCATATTCGGCATCCGCTCTGCAACACACAATTCTGGCAAATTTGCTCTGACCAGTGCCGCAGGTATCGGTGGGCATACTGCATTGCCGCAGCGGCGCACCTGTTCGCTCCGTGGGTAGATCTTTCCGGTATAGTCATGATCGATTATGTAATCATCCGGGAATCCTTGACATCCATATAACTCCCTTGGCTCTAGCATCCGCAGTCCGATATCTACGATCTGGTAATCAGTGCCGTTGATGGTCACAAGTCCAAAGCGATCCTGTGCTGTGACTGTATCAAGCGGATCTTTGATATCCTGCCCTGTTCCCTGTCCATAGTATTTAATCAGAAATGCTCTGACCTCTCCAAAGTGTCCATCACCGGCTGTGATCGTTGGTAATGGCTGTCTGATATCTTTTCCGTCGCAATGATTATTCATCTGAATCAGATTTGCTGTAACAACGCTGTTATGATCCCATGCGGTCACTGTCGGAAGCGGATTTTCTACTGTTTCCCCAGCACCCTTATATCCTCCGTCATAGTACTTATGCAGGAATGATGTGACCAGTCCATATCTATTTGAGCTGTCAACTGTCATGATCGGATCTTCTATAGTCTGTCCTCTTACTCCATCTTTTGAAGTTTCAGAATGGTACTGAATCAATGTAGGACTGATAAGGCAATGCTCGTTTTTGCTCACAATCGTTGTAAGCGGCTCTCTAACATCCTTGCTTCGGTCTTTTGTAAATCCAGTCTGCCCGATCTGCACCATATACGGCTCCACAATCCCGTACCCGTGCTTTCCGGTTATGGTAGGCATCGGCTCTCTGATATCATTCGGTCTACGCTCACCGCCATGATTACACTGAATGATAAAAGGCTTTGGATTATTCAAAACGAATTTTATAAATCCTCTGGCTATCCTGTCCATCGTCTTTTGTGCCAGTGGTCTTACCGCCCGGATGCCGTATTTCTCCTTGATTTCTTCCGAAGTATCAAAGATGCTCGGACATGGTCGGCTGAAATCAATCTGTGTATATGCTCCAACATAAGGTTTTTTCAATCCTGCCTTTACCTCTTCACTGTCTGCCGGTGCGTGTGTCGGCTCCGGCCAGACGATCGGCTTGCCGTCACACCGGGCGATCATGAAAAATCTCTTTCGCATGGTAGGTGCTCCGTAGTCAGCGGCAATCAGCTCCCGGAATTGCACTTCGTATCCTAAATCCGTGAGCTGCTGAACGAATTTCTGAAATGTTTCGCCCTGCTTTGCCTTAATCGGATGGTGTCGCCGTCCAAGTGGTCCCCAGGTTTTAAATTCTTCCACATTTTCAAGCATAATTACCCTCGGTCGAACAAGTCCCGCCCATCTACAAGCAACCCATGCCAAACCTCTAATAAACTTATCTTTTGGTTTTCCGCCTTTTGCTTTTGAAAAATGTTTGCAATCAGGCGAAAACCAAGCCAGTGCTACAGGATGTCCGTTACATGCCTTTACCGGATCGACCGCCCACACGTTTTCACAGTAATGCTTCGTGTTCGGATGGTTCGCCTTGTGCATCTTGATAGCTTCTGGATCATGGTTGATGGCTATATCAACACTGTATCCGGTTGCCATTTCTATACCAGTGGAAGCGCCGCCCCCACCGGCAAAATTGTCAACTATCAATTCTCCATGTATCATTTTCTTCAAAAGGAACCCGGCGCGCCTTTTATCCGGATAGGTCCCGGCTCCTTTCATATTATTGTAGTTTTTACCTCTTTGATGTATAATGATTTTAATTTACACATAAGGAGGAATTTTTATGTCTAAGGATATAACTAATAACTTCAGCGTTTTAAATGCTGATTTGCCAGAATCAGTTGATAATGCATTAAAAAATCTTACAGATTTGCCTTCCAAAAATGTCGGTCAAACATTATCTGATTGTTGGTTTTTAGTCTTTGGCGGTATTTCACAATTAGCCGAAAAACGTAAATTAAAATATGCCAAAGACTTAGAAGAATTTAAGCAATCCTTAAGTTCAAAAATCACTTCTATTCCAAAAGAAAATCGTGTCGAAGCAAATACCCAAATAGTAATGCCTGCATTAGAAAATGCAAAATACTGTGTTGAAGAACCAAGTCTACGTGAAATGTTTGCAAATTTAATTTCATCATCGCTTGATATTGAAAAACAGGATATTGTTCACCCTTCTTTTTCGGATATATTAAAAACCATGACACCACTAGATGCTCAAAACTTAAAACTAATATTTGATAATTATCAGTTACCAATTTGCAATATTGTTAGAACATCTGATAACCCATCTTTGTATGCCGTGGTGTTGCAAAACATATTTTTAGAAAACTCAGAATGTACTATATATGAACGCCAATCTCTTTCCATCAGTTTTCTATCTAAACAAGGGCTAGTTGAAATTCCTTCATCGCTCTCCATACATGATGACGCTGCTTATTTTAAATATGAGCAATGTGATGAAATGCTACAAATTCAAAATCAATATCCAGATTATACATTTCAATTACAAAAACGTTTAGTAAAACCAACTCCTTTAGGCGTTTCATTTCTCGACATATGTTGTCCTGATTAACTCTTTAAACATTGCAAAGATATCATTTACATAGCTATCTATTATTTTCATATAGTAGATAGCTACAATTTTATTTACAACTAACGCAGTGATGATTGTACAAAGATTATTAATTATAAAGTATTTCATATATTCACCTCATTTCCGTCGGTTTCTCGCACCGCTCAAACGATATCACCCAAACGTAAGGATTCGCATCCCAACCGTAGCGGTCAAGGTCGGATTTCTTGATGGTGCTGTTCCAAATCCCTATAAACGATGTAATTGTCATGTTTTCATCAAGTCCTCCATTTGTGTGGATATACTTATCTGCTCCTTCTGCCAACGCACTTTCTGCGCTGATCTCTTGCAACCGCTCCACCCTCACATTCATAACCTTAAGCCAGATGCGTGCGGCTTCTTTTGGCATGTGGATGGATGGTTTCCATTTTGTAATATCTGCAATATCATTTCTTTGCCAATCTTCGTAGTAATAGTATCCTTTCGGTGCCTCTTTCCATGTTTCACGAACATACAGGATATCGCCCGTACAGATAGGACAGGTTCTCTCCGCTGTACTTAACTGTTCCGTATGCTCCTTATCAACAAAGTTATGTACTGCATAAGTTCTCTTGTCGGCATTGTAAAATTCCATATCCGGCACGGTATACTCATTTGCATCTTTGCATATACGCCGGGTACAACTCTTTCTCCCGTCCAGAATCGCCCGAACCATATCGGTATTGAATAAAATCGGTTTAATCGGCATCTACTCCACCTCTTTTCACAATCTCGATCATATCCGTCAATATTCCATCACAACTGAATTGCTCCATTTCACCCTGAAATTCTTTCAACTGCTCTACAACCTTGTCTAGGTCGTAGGCGGTCGGCTGTTCATTTATAATTCTGATATCACGGAAAGTAAAACTTCCTCTCTGCTTGTTTTTGCGTGATATTCATGACTTTTTTCTAGTCGTTTTACCAATGCATCCGCATCAATCAGTCTCATTGTTTGCCCTCCTGTTCCAATCTGTAGTTGCTTTTGTTCGCTCGTCTTTTCCTGTTCTGATTCCACCGTCCTGATCCATATACATCTCACATTCATAGCTTTTTGGAAGTTCTGTTCCGCATTTCATACATTTGATTTTGAACATTACTCCAACATCCGAATGTGATGACTTATTTACAATGGTAAAGAACATTGCTTTTCCGCCGCAGAACGGGCATGGTTTAAGTTCTTTGTTCATTCTTCATTCCCCCAATCAATCATTTGACCGCAACTCGGGCAATAAGTGGGACTAGCACTTTTAAAGCATCTTGGGCATGATGGACAAATCATTGCGTTTCCCATAATTCTCGGTCGCTTCGCTGTCTGTTTCCCCATCGCCGCCCGGCACTCTTCTGTCGTGCTGATTGCACGGTACTGCTGAACTTCTTCCAGTGCCTTGATCGCTTCCTCAAAAGCTCTAAGTGTACTGCTTTTACTTTCCCAGCCCATTTCCTGCTTGATTATTTTTATTGCCTTGCTCTCATTCATGACTACACCTCCAACAGTTCCGGGTTATCAATCATGTTTCCGATCACTTCAAAATTCTCTGAATCAAAATCATCCAGTTCCTCGTAGTCATCACAGCGCAGCTCATTCGTACACCATCCGTTTTCATGCCACACGACACGCTTTCTCGTCTCATCTTCTGGAAACCCAACGTCGATATGCCCTGAAAGAATATCATTCTCAAAAATCAGCTTACCGTTCTTATCAGGCATTGCGGTGCACTGGCAGACGGTTTCTGGGTCTACTTCGGCCATGTTCGGGATATCATTGATCATTCCCCATAGGATATATCTTCTCTCCCAGATACCATATAAATATCCTTGTATCCATTCGCCATTATCAATCCGCTTTCCACGGGATAAAAATCTATTCTCCATCACTCTTTCACTCCCTTCGGTGTTATCTTGATCCTCTTCACACAATCCGGGCAGAAATCAAACCCGTTCACTCTTGTGGTGCATTCCGTGCAGATTTTCTTATCACAGGTCATGGTATAACTTTTAAATCCGCTTCCCCGTGCATGTGTAATAACTGTATTTACAGGCATGTCGCACAGCAAAGTTGATTCCTTTTTTTTACAGAACGGGCACAGATCATCTTTCGGTATATGTTTAACTACGTCTCCCATCACGTTCCACCTTTTTTCCTTTGCAAAATCCTCTATGTTCATGCACGGAAAATGAAATACTTCCGGTCTGCTTCATGTAAGTCAATTTTTCTCCGGTCAACTCACATTTATGTTTACGTTCATTCAAATACTGACATCTTCCATCACAATACATCGCTTTCCCCCTCCATTTCTTTCAACTTGGCTTCGGCTTCCTCGTATGTAAGAAAAACAGTTTTACCTATCTCACTTACCGGAAACTCTGGCGTATCTTCACCATATCCGCCCCAGAGTTCTGAATGGTTTGAATGATAAGAAGCTCGGATATACAACACATCATCCTCATATTCAAAACCATACACTTTTCTCACATCAATGATGTCTTCCGGTGTCTCCCCGGCTCCTAATCTGTCCTCTACACATTCACGATAAAACTCGTAGAGCTTGTCTCCTTTGTTGCATGGGAAAATAATCATTCTTCCCTGTTCCTCGGCATCCTCATAAGTGGCAAGCTTATCAAGTGCCATTCTGTTATGATGTGCAGTCATTTCACATGGTTCAAGGTGTGCATTACCATTCTCTGCATCCTTAAACCAAACCATATCACTGTTTTTTGAACGTATTGTTAATCTCTCCATGCTATCCCTCACTTTCTGCCTTAAGCCATTGTTCCACCTCTGTAACAGAACACATTGCTACACCGCCCTCAATGGTCTTTACACTACCCTGCTCATATGTTTCGATTGAGCAAAGGAAATCTAAAAGTTCATCATCCGTCATGCTCCTGATCCGGTCTGCATTGGTCTGTGGCTTTTCAATATGTGGCTTTTCTGCATCTGTGCTGTACGACTCCGGCAGTGGCATCCAAGCATTTACAAATAATCCATATTTTGCATAGCTTTTGTCATCATCCCCCGGATAAAACGCACCGTTACCATCTTCATCAGTTTCATATCTTCCGATATCTGGAATAGTAAAGTTTTCAAACGATACCAGGATATATTTATCAGTATTAGGAATCTGCTCATCTACTGGAATCCATCCGCTTTCCTGCTCCAAAATCCTGTTGATTTCTTCCTCTGAAACCACTTTTGTTAGTGGAGAATACCCACAGGCTTCTGTTACTGCCTCAGATATCCGGTTCTTAATCCTGCTTATTGACATTCTGATCCTCGCTCTCTGCCAGTTTGGCATGCTCCCATACCATTGTAGATCCATTAGTGGTGCTCCATGATGTTTTTCCATCGCTCCACGCATACACATAATTGTTCTCGAATTTAGCAAAATGTTTTTTCTCCCATTCGTCGCTGCTGCGGTATCTAACATAAATCGGTGTGTCAACAGGAACTTTACTCCAATCAACAGGTGGCTTGCCATATTCGTTATCAGCCCAATCCCTTAATTTTTTTGTACAATCGTTACAACCATAAAAATTACAATCAATGCATTTTCCACATGATTTCGGTTTTCCATGAACGATAGCTACTTTATATCCATCACAGGCAATTTCTGCGATCTCCTTGGCATACTTCTCTTTATTCAGCATCCTTCTTCTCCTTCCCGTACCGCAACTGATACGGTACTTCTTTAAAATCTCTCAATGCATCCGGGTTTGGATGCTTTGGTATTCTCGTCTGACGGTTTTCCATCTCTGCTATGATTCTGCGTCTCTCTTTGCTTTCTCTGTGCAATTTATACCTCCTATATTTCATACGTCTTTCCGATAAAACGCTTGTCAATGTACTTACATTCCCATTCCAATACGCTTGCGATCCCTGTCATGGTTTCATATCCGGTAGCAAGGCAGCTAATTAAATATCTGATTCTCTCATAAACCTGCCTGATCTGATTTCCCGAAAATTTAAACTGTGTTTTAAGGCAGACACCCAACATAGCAAAATAATTAAATACCTGTGCCAGTAAAAACTTATTTGCCTGTATCATGCAGTTCGGTGCAATCTTTCTCTCTACCAGATAAAAACTTTCACGATACGGAATCTTATTAGTTTCCTCTCTCACGTCAATCTTGCATTTATCTTTCAGATAAAAACCAAGTTCCTCGCCTGTCGTTCCATCCTTTGCATTCTCCACATATGCATCAATAGTCTGCTCAACCTTTATGATTCTTTTGTGTCCGAATCCGAACTTATCATGCAGTGCCTGATATGCCATCATACGGACGTTATAATAGGATTCCTCTATCAGATAATCCGCATTGCTTTGTGCCTTGGCGTGTCTCTGTATTCCGATCAGTTCACTCTTGGAATATCCAAGTGGCTGCATCCGCTTTTTCTTTCTTGCCAGTGCATTACTCATCCCGTACACCTTCTTTCTCTTTTCTTTCCCATTTTTCCATCAGATCAAAAAGTTCTTTTCTTACTTCCGCTTCATGTCCCTTGGCTTTTTTTACAGTATCATCCACGATATCTGTGACATGCTGCCATTGTTCATCTGTTTAACGGATAAAACTTACTGATCTGCTGATCGATAAAATCTTTCTTTTTATTCAACCATTCACGTTGTGCATTATTTAAAATAGAAATCACATCCTTTTTGTAAACTTGTGATACCTTTTGTTACTAACAAATTCAGTAAAATCAATACTTGCAGAGATTGGTAACAAGGTAACAAAGTAACAACAATCTTTTTACGCGTAGAAATTATTTTTTTATCTCAATTTTTTCATGTAAAAAAAATTTTTAAACTATATAAAAAGTGAAAATCGCATGTTACCTGTGTTACTTGCTACCTCACATCTGTAATTTATTCTACTTAAATGGCAGCTCTTCCTGCTCATCCTCTGATATTTGCATGAAACCATCCTTATCAACCTCGATTCCGTCATCCAGTTTTAAAAACACACACCGGAAGTTCTTTCCCTCGATCTTCTTCTGCTTCGTATACTGCCCTGCCTGGGTCTGGATCTTGCCGTGCCGGTCCGCCCATGATAGAAATGCTTTTTTAGAAAATCCTCCGCCCTCACAGATCCTGTCAAATGCCGGGTTATAGATCACCGCATATCCATTTTCCAAAATGCCCCATTTCTCACAGGCTGTTGCCGCATCAAACCTTGTCTGGTTCATAGCGATCATTCCAAGGATATACTCATAACAGCGCTGATTATCTGACACGTCTGAATAGTCCGTAAGTGTTTCTTTTGCTTCATCCAAGGAAATATATACCCCATCCTTAAAAATGCTTTCTGTGGCGATTTTATCTGCTGTGAGAATTATGCTGAGAGACATTGCCTGCTTCTGCATTTTGTCAGAATCCATTAACCGGTTCATAAATCCCTTTTGTATGTTCCGCAATTCTGTTTTATCCATGTCCTTAATAACATCCACAAACACCCTGCCGGCAAATCCATAGTTTTTCTTGAGAATCTCAGCCGTACGCTGCGGATCATCATAGATTTTCTGTGAACATTCCAGTTCTAAGATACGGTTGATTGCTCCGCCCTGGCTGACATAACTGTTCAATGGCCGTTCACCGTTTGTTATGATGCAGTTCTTCCACCGGTTCTCACGGTTGATTCCAAGCTCTTTGTTACTCCGGCTCTTTCCCTTGCCGGAACACAGATCATAAACGATTCCTTCAAAATTCTCCCGTATTCTCGATGATGTTTTACTGGTATCATCAAGCATCATTGGCAGATGATTCAACATATCTGCTTTTGCTTCCAGTGCCACATCCGTTGTCTTGAAATCTCCTATGTACTGTGATTCGTCCGGATTTGCCCAGACAGATGCTGCGAGCATAAGACTGACAGATTTACCGCCCTCAGTTTCTCCCCACAGGTCCACAAAAAATGGAAGTCCTCCAAGCGGTTCGATCAGTACGGATGCAAAGGCTGCAGCAAGCATAAATTTAATTTCTGTTTTTCCGGTTCTGCGAAGTTCTTTCACATGTTCATACCAGGTATCTTCATTACCGCGTTCATGCACCGCATCAAACAGGCTTTTAAACCGACTGTCACCATCAAATACAATATTCTGGTCATATGGAATAAAATCGTTCCCGTTCCATCCAAGTTTACTGGTGGAGTTCTGCACCTCGATCAGTGAATCGTTCATATTTTCAATGTCTGACATGTACCGGACCAGGTGCTTTGCATTTTCACTTGTTACGGATATTCCTACACCGGACAACTGGACAATCTTGCTTGCCGACGTGATGACGGTCTTGGGAAATTTTTTTGTATACCATCGCCCATTCCGTTTATATGCGATTTCAATCTGTTCTTCTCCGGTTTCCAGATTCTTAAGCCTTTTTACTGGAAGAATCGGATGATAACAGGCAAGTACTTCTCCGAACATGTTAAAGGTCCTTACACCGTCATCATCTGCAATCCAGGATCCAGAGTATAATTCATGTCCATCTTCAAAATAATCAAAGTGTGTGTAATTATCTGCAAGTTGCTGCGGATGGCTTTTCTTGGATGATTCAATTTCTTTGAATGTCTTTTTATATGCCCGGAGCATGGTATTGAATTTTTTCAATGTGCCTTTATGTTCTTTATCCAACTGCTCTGCACGTTCCTGGAATGATAAGAGCATTCTTGCCTTTTGAATCTCATCCGGCTCATTAAATATTTCAGTAAATACTTCCTCTGACAGAATAGATTCGGCATCATACTCTTTCAGTAATTTCAACCTATGCCACCCCTTTCCAATTCTTTTTGTAATACCTCATCATGGTGCAGGCAGACCATCAACGCATTCTGACAGTCACACCATACATCCGATAAAGGTTCTGATTTTTTCAGCCATGTAACATATATGCCAATAAGCTGATTATTCAAATCGATTTTTCTTTTTAGACTTTCTTCCTCGCGTTTTCTTTTTTCCTTTGCTTTCTGCATGTGATATATGGTCATTTCAGATGCTTTTGTTGGTTTTTCATAAGTTCCACCAAGGCTGTAAAAAGCTGTCTTAAAATCACAATGTTCCATGCCTTGAACGAATGAAAAAATGTCCCCATTTGCTCCACATCCAAAACAGTTGTACGAATCTTTATATATTTTCATGCTGGCCGTATGATCACCGGTGTGGAACGGGCAGGGAACAAATCCCGCCCTGTTTGGATGAAAACCATATGATTCAACTATGTCACACATGGAATGAGACTGTTTTATTTCATCTACCGTCATTTAAAATCTCCACAATCTTTTTGCCCGTTTCCGATTTCTCACAGAACACAAAATCCACATTGTATCTATCTCTAATCGTGCACAGACTTTTATATAGCTGCATTCCATCTACCGCCTTTTCAGAGCACACTGTTTTTACCTTCCGCCCATTAACGGTCTTCCATCGGATTTCATGTTTTCTTGGGTTCTGCCAGAAGTAAACATCTTCTAATGTTTTTATATCTTCCCCGTGCTCCACCAGAATCACGATCTTAATATCCTGCTGTATCGCCCGAACCAGTTCAGCTTTAAAACGTTCGTGCTGCTGACAGACATTCCCGCACAGTTCCTTCAAGTCTTTTTTGCGATCAATTACCAGTCTTGGGTTATCCAGAGACTGATAATCGCCTACATACATTTTGGACCGGAAATATTTAACTCCAATGTCATCAAACTGGGTCCGGATCCGTTCCCATTCTTTTTTATGTTCCCTTGTGTCTACTTGTATCTGCAACTAAAACACCTGCCTTAATTGAATGGCAACTCTTCATCGATCCCATCGGGAATATTCATGAAACCATCTGCATCTTTCGGAGCTTTATCATAAAAACTCTGCGCGCTGCCTTTGTATTCCTTATAAGCCTTTGTTTCTGTCGTCTCTGGAATGCCGGCTTTCTCGACCTTGTCAAGCGATACGAACCAACGCATCACACGTTTTCTGACCTCTTTCCCGTTGTAAAAATCCATCTGCTCACCGAATACTCCGCCGATCTTCTTATTTTTAAACTGCGCACCGAAGTTATCGCCCCACTGCGTTGTAAATCCGGTATTGCTGTGCTCTACACAGGTTGTAAATGTCTTAAATGAACGATTGCACTTACCTTCGGCATCTTCTGTTAAAATGTACTGTGTTGCCTGGTTAGGCCATTTCTTATCCGGGCGGATATCATTCTTAAACTGCTCTGTAAAATACCCCGGTTGCGCATCATCTGGTGCAAAATCAAAAAGTACAACAATCATATCTTTTCCACTTTTCGATTTTGTTTCACTGACCTGCTTAATGATCAGTTTATGTCCACCAAGATCTACCGGAGTAAACTCTCCGCCTGCCGGTGTCTCATCGTAATTATTTGGTTTCTGCATTATTTTCCTTACCTCCGATTTCGTAATAATCTCTGATTGCTTTTTCAACTAACAGCATGTCATTATCAATGACCGCATCCTCAAACATGCCGATCGGCGACTTGCTGACTGCTCCATCTGCCGCCTGAGTGACAAATAAATGCTTATTTGACTCTACAATGCACCGCAGCACGATTGTAAACATACCCTCGATGCACACCTTTTCGTCTAACAGCTTTCCAATGGTTTTTGGTTTAATCTCTCCGAGTTCATTTGCTTCCTCATGCATGATCACATAAACAATCTTATCTGCCGGGACCTTCTCAATAATGAACTGGATCAGATTCCAGAAGTGATCACCGATCTGATTGTATAAAGTGAAAACTCCATTACCGCCACCTGCAGCACTATGTTTGCTCATGAACATATTTGTGATCAGATATCCGGCATCATCAATCACAATGTTCTTTGCCTTGGACTGGATCAAACACTTCATTACCGTCTGATAATCATCCGTGTTCCATCCGTCGATCTTCCCTTTAAATGGAAGTGGTTTATTTAAAACCCTTATAAGGTTCCAGTCCGGGTTTCCTGCGCAGTTTCTGAGGCTTGCGCTTTTTCCCATGCCGGATTTTCCAATAATAAGTACCGGGATCGCCATCACTCTTCCTCCTCTTCTTTAATAACCGCATTATCCGCAGCCGCTTTAATAAAGGAAGATGCTAACTCTTTTATACTGACACTTGCTTCCAGTTTTTTAGCTATCCCCTCTAAAATATCGCAGGCTTCCTCATCAATCCGGATGACTCCCCCGCCTTTTGCCTTATCTCTCGCAATAAGCTGTGTCTTTTTCTTTGTTTTAATTACTATTTCCATCTTTCTCTCCTATCTGGCTGTCCAGAATGGCAGCCCCATTATCATTTCTGCTCATTTAATTGACATGCTCTTTCCTTCTACGATCTCTGCGCCTGCCACACTGGTTCCTGCCTTTATCGCAGCCTTAATAGCAGTTTTGTCTGGCATCGGATCTGCAAATTTAAGAAATTCCTCTGGAAGCTGCGAAATATCAGTAACATTGACACTGGATGTCTTTCTGAATGAAATTGCTACCCTTGGTGTTGAAAATTTCTGTCCGGCAAGATAAGTTGCGAGGTATTTCTTAAGCGATTCAACCTTGTTTTCCGCTGCTTTCTGTCTCTCTGCAAATGACTGCTTTTCTGCCTTTAATGCCTCAGCATCCGCTGTCAAATTTTTAATATAAAGAGCGATATTCTCAATCTTCGTGTCACGCTCCATTTCCAGCTGGTCCAATCTATCAGAATCAAGGATCTCCCCTGTCTCCTGATCCCAACAGTTCATGATTTCATTTTCAATCTCAAATAAATTCATATTTACCACCTTTCATTTTCCCATTTCTCGTACATTTCTTCATCCAAGCGCATCTCTGCCATTTCTTCCTCTCTGGCCAGACGTTCATATAAACGATGTATTCTTGCCTGCTCTACTTCCTGTTCATCAAACAGATCTGCATTATCTGGTACATATTCCATTACTGCACCTCATAACTCTCATACTTCTCAACTCTGAGAACATCATTATTGCTCGATCTTGCCAGCTGAATATCCTTGATCTCATGAATATTCATACTCAGGTAACCATCAGCTGACATTGTTAATGACAACAGGCTGTCGATTTTGTGATTCTCCAGTGTATTTTTAATACAATTAATTGCCGGTGTGATTGCCTGTGCGATCAATTTAAACTCTTCTAACTCATCTCTTTTACTCATAATTCTCAATCTTCCCTTCCTTAATATATTTTTCTACTTCCTCTTCATCAGGAAATGTATATATTTCAGTACCTGAATGGTAAAAAGATGCATATATATACCAAACACCTGAAAAACTATATCTCCCTTCAACAGAAACATGTTCATCGAAATACTCTGCATACGCCATAAGATCATCCATCGAAAGAACATGCAATCGTTTATCTGCATTCAGCGAAACATCGATATTCAAGTCTTTTTTCATCTGGATAATCTGCTTCTGCGTTTCAATAACCTTTTCCAAGGCTACCACTTTCATCTCAATACTTGCGTCCACTTGTTTTTTCCTCACTTTCATGTTAAAATACATCAAAAGGATTTTTCTAAATCCTCTTGGTAAATAGCACCTGTCCTCGCCAAAGTTCAGGGTGCTATTTTTCTTTTTCACTAAGTAACCATCCCTTCATCTGATGATAAATTGGCACATAGCTTTCAGCATTAACTTCGATATTGAAATCAAGTCCCACTTTTGCAATAATCATGCCAACAGCCATATCCTCTACTTTGGGATTCTCTTCCTCACTTAAACATTGTGCATTTGTCACTACCTCGCCTCCTTCATACTGTCACTGCAATCGATCAGTTCTATATCCCCATCCAGCTTGTCCGCCTGATGAAAATAAAACATCTCAATCTGCATCTCTCTTCTGCGCTCCGATAGAACTCTCAACCCATATCCAGCTCCGGCGATAAATCCGCCAAGGATACAGACTGCTCCGGCGTAGTACATGTACAGTCCATCACTGTCGAGGCAGCACATGGCAAGCATTGATATGGTGCCGCCGGTTGCCATGATGATTTTAGATAAACGTCTCACACTTCCTCCTTCCTGCTTGTCCATCAAGCCACACCTCATGTGGCGGTTTTCATTTGCTTTTCCTTGTGTGCCCTTTCCTGTGCCAGCAGCAACTCCACAGCCGCATCATTTAAACGCTGATGCCTTGCTTTTTCCTCTTCCGGCGTCAGGATCGGGATCAGATTGATGTTCGTACCGTTCGGGAACTCCTGAATCACTCTGCGATATTCCATAAAATTACCTCCTCTTCTTTAGTTAATGCTGTACTGGTTGTCTTTGTTACTCTTTATCTTACCTTGCAGTTCATTAAAAATTTTCTAATCCCATTCATTGTTTCAATTATTACTGCAACCACTACATACCATTTAGAAAAAGTAGCAGATAGCTATTCCACAAGCTGCTCCCAACAAAGAAGCTACGAGTTGACACAAGACAGTCAACGGTAATTCCAACTTATCCAGTAAGTCTCTCTTTTGTCTGTAAGTCCATTTCTTCATCTCCTCTCATCTCCCTTCTATTGAACTTGTGTTGTGGTAACATTTAGTTCACATTGATTTACTTTTATCCCGTATGTTATAATCTTGGAAAAAGAGGTAGGTATATAACATATGGATTCAAACCAATACCGTTTTCTTAAACAAATAAGCTTATCTGGTTCATATACGGATGATTACGATAACCGTACCGAACTTTTTATATCTTCAGTCCGTGAAAAATATTTAAGCAATGAATTTTCTGATGATTCAAATGTATATATGTTAACTTCCAAGGGACGATCTGCAATACAGGAATATCAGGAAAAACATTTTCAATTAAATTTCACAACCATTACTGCAATTATCGCTCTAATACTTTCTGCAATCAGTTTGATACTGCATTAGGCACATTAATTAAACTACGAAATCAATCTCAATATAAGAACAACTATTGCAACCACTAATGAAATAATTGAGATTAACGTCACTCTATTTAATGCTCTACTGTAATCATCTTTCCCGTTGTTAAACGGAAATGGTTTTCTCATATCTTTCTTCTCACTCTCCTTCCTATTGTTACCTTGAAATAATTTGTTTTGGATGTTACTCTTTATATGCCCGGCAAGAAACGGAGTAACATATGCTTGAAAAAGAAAAAACAAATTGTCCGCGTAACAAACACGAAGTAACAATTACTCATTACTATGAAGAGATAAACGGTGCAAAGGTTGATATCTCTCATCACTGTCCTCTTCGTTTTCAAATCAAATGCGACGGAACAGAAGATGGAATAAATAACTGTCACTTAATTAAGAAATACTAACTTTCATTATGCCGGGTTTTCTCCAGTTCATTTACTCTCTGTTGTAAATCTTCAAGGTCTCTTTTCATCCCTCTCTGCCGCAAATCCATCCAATAAAGCCGGTCATATGCATGTGCTTCCATATCAATTTCATGCTTGAACTTTCCAATCTTTCCGATAATGTACTGTTGTAATCTGTTCACCTGATCACTCTCCCTTCTTATTTACTGTCCAGATTATTGGACAGATGATGTTTCCTACAAATTTCATTTTGAATACTTGAATTTTTCTTCACAAAATAGTAAAATTATTTTAGCCACATCATACTGAAAGGCTTTCAAAGGAAAATCTCGCCTTTGGAAGGAGGTGGCTTATATGATTTCTCTTTCTGAGAAAGCTTTAGAGATTCTTCAAGCAGAAACGGGAAAAACAGAATTTTCAAATTCTGACCTAATCTCAAACGGTTTTTCTAATGCAACTGCCAAAGTTGCTATCAACGAGCTTGAAGCTGAAGGCTATATTTTCATCAGCCGCACTTATGTGAACGGTAACGTAGTTTTTGAACTTGTATAGCCTACATGACCCTAAGTGTTCGCAGCGCTTGGGGTCATTTTGTTTTGTCAGGCATATGGGAGCTTTTTCTGATAAATCTGTCAACCTTTACTCCTAGGGCATCACAGATGCTTGCATACTCTCCTACCTCACATTTTCTTTTTCCCTGAAGAATTAAGCATAACCGAACCTCTGGCACACCAGACTTTTCGGCGATTGCTTTTTGCTTTAGTCCAGACTTATCAATGAAGTCTTTCAATTCCATAAAATCTAAAACCATCTTTCTTTTTTCACCTCCGTTCCATGTTTTCTGGAATGATTAAACTATATTCCATTTTTCATGGAATGTCAATAACAAATTTTAACTTTTTTGAAATTTTATTTTACAATTCCAAAATTTCGTAATATAATAAAATCAATCCAATAAGGGAGGGCAAAGCCATGAATGAATACCTTGTATCTCAATTAAGAAAGGGACGTTTAGACAAAGGCTTAAAGCAAAGTGATGTGTCCAAAGAAACTGGCATTAAAAATACCACATTAAGTAATTATGAAAACGGTGTGACAGAACCAGATATGGATACATTTTTAACACTATGTGAGTTATACGAATTAGATTTTGTGTCTTTAATGGAGGAAGCATATGGAATAAAAGTTCCAGGCAAGAATTTTCATATCAAGCCATCTGAAATGGAATTGTTAGAAAAATATAATGCTCTCGACGAACATGGCAAAGAAATGGTAGATTTCACACTGGAAAAAGAATATGAGCGCTCTATTGCAGAAAAGAAGAAGTCCGACAATATTGTCCCTATGGCGGTTAAAGAATCTTCTGATTATGAGCTTAATGCCGCGCACGCCGACGATTACATGGGTGCACCGGATGAATTAAAAACAGCAGAAGAAAAAATGCTTGATGAAGATTTCTAGTCCGTTTTATCGGACACTTAATATGTTATACTGTTGCGGGAGGTGAATCACATGACATATGAAGAACTTCTTATAGAAGCAGATGCAAACAATCTCACTGTAAAGGAAAAGCCGCTTCCAATCAGTAAGGGGCGAATTAAGGGCAATCGAATTGCTATACGAAAAGACATGACTGAAACAGAAAAAGCCTGTGTACTAGCAGAAGAGCTCGGACATTATTATACTGCCGTTGGTAACATCCTTGACCAATCTTCCATAGAAAACCGAAAGCAGGAAATGCAAGGTAGGATCCTTGCTTATAATAAACAGGTTGGTCTTCGCGGTATCATCGATGCATATTTGCACAACTGCAAAAACCTGTTTGAAACAGCAGAATATCTTGGAGTTACCGAAGAGTTTTTAAACGACAGCCTAACATACTACACAAATAAATACGGTGTATGCACACAGGTTGATAATTATGTTATATTTTTTCAACCGAATATAGGAGTTATGGAATTAATCTAAAGAAAAGAGGAATATATTATGAAATGTCCAAATTGTGGAGCTGAAGGAAATGGGAAATTTTGTGAATACTGTGGTTGTGAGTTACCGCGAAACACCCCTGACACCATATTAAATAACCAAACCAATAGTACCGTAATTAATAATTACTACTCTGCACCACAGCAAACACCAACACCCAATCAAACTGTCAGCCGTCCTTATATACAGGCTCCTGCCGTCAGTGGGAAAAACCAGACAGTTGCACTTGTATTGTGTATATTTCTCGGTTTTTTTGGTGCTCATTATTTTTATGTTGGAAAAGCTAAAATAGGAATTTTATATCTTCTCACCATGGGTTTATTTGGAATTGGTTGGCTCGTAGATATATTTAGAATCGCAACTGGTTCTTTTAAAGATAGCTCGGGATTATGCTTAAAAAAAGCTGTTTCCTCATCTCATACCCCCACTACTTATAGTTCATCCACAACAGTTACATCTGCAAGGACGATGGATTTGAACAAACCATATGATAATATGGATGGTCATGAGTTTGAATATTTTTGTGGTGATCTATTAAAGAAAAATGAATTTTCAAATGTTGAAGTCACAAGAGGAAGTGGCGATCAAGGTATTGATATTATTGCTTATAAAGATGGGGTAAAATATGGTATCCAATGCAAATGCTATTCCCAAAACATAGGCAATAAAGCGGTACAAGAAGCGTTTGCCGGCAAAACCTTTTATGATTGCCATGTTGCCGCTGTATTAACTAATCAGTATTTTACCAGAAGTGCAAAAGAACTGGCAGAACATAACGGTGTCTTACTTTGGGATAGAGATAAGTTACAGGAATTAATTGAAAAAGCAAATAATACTCAATAATACGCCACTTTGATTACACCATCGGAGGAATACATGAGTTTAATACTGGGATATGCTAATAAAGACAATGCTATTATCATGAGTGATGGACGCGCTGGCGAAAATGGAAGTCTTTCAGAATTTTATAATAAGACAAGAAAAATAAATAGCAATATTATACTGGGATCCGCTGGAATTGTAGGTGGAATTGAGCCTTTTGTCAATCATTGCATTCAAGAGATGGGCGGCGACGTGGAGAATTATTTCATAAATGATTTTCTTGATATGGTCACATTTTTAGTTAGCGACAAAACCACTCAAGAACGTTTACAATCTTCATTTCTCGTTATTGGACGAGATGAACACAATCGAATGCATACCGCAATTATTGGCGATAATACCTCCTATAAGCTAGAAACGCATCTTGTTTCCACTCCTAGAGTTTTAACCATAGGTGGCACTATTGATGGAAAAATAATACAGGATATTTATGCGAAAAACATAACGCAATATCATATTTCGATTAAAGATTGTATGCAGTCCACAATTTGCGAGGTAGCAAAGTTAGATAGTTCCGTCAATACCAACTGTTTCAGCGTTATCATATAATTCGCGTTCATCCTCTGGCAACTCGGCAGTGAAATAAGAATTATTTGTATCCATACATACTACGTTATTTGAATCATAATCAGACCAATCGATTGACGTATATTGTTTTTTTATCAT